GGTTTAGCATATAAGTCCATTAACCTATGATTCGTCATTAGGTTTAATATCAAGATTATCGAATGTTTTTACATCAAAGCCAAGTATATTAGTTAATGTATTATCAAATTTATCTTTCCACTTTTTATCATCTCCTTTTTTATAACCAAATTTTTCTCCATTATCTTCTTCTTCTAATAAAGTTTTAAGAGTTTTAAATTCTTTAATAATTTTCTCCATTAAAATTGTTAGCGAAGAAGATCTTTTGACATAATGAAATTTATCTGACCCATCGTTTGGCTCTGCATTCATTTCATTTAATCTTTTTTCAGCGTGATCTATACACCACCCGAAATCATTTTGTAAACTTTCTTTTGTTATCATATATTTAAAATTATATTGTAAAACTAAAGGGCAATGACGTAAACTATTTACGCATTACCCTTTATTTAAATATAACATTAATTCATCTGGAGTTAACTCAGGTGTTATATATCTGCTAATATGTGCTTAAAGAATGGTTCTTTTTAATAGAACTATGTATTATTTAGTTTTTATTTCACAGCTGTATATTCGATTTGACGGTTAATACTATCTAATGAGTTGTAATAATTCTTTTTATAGAAAAATACTAACTTATTGTTTTGGATAATTGGTTTAGCCATAACTTTTTGATTATCTACAGATATCAATACTTTTTTAATTCTTCCTTTAGGATCTAATTTCATTTGTATATTATTAAGTATACAATGTGTCTTTAAGGTAGAATAAAGCTTGCCAGCTATCTTGTAATCATTTTTAACAAGTTGTGATTTACAGTTTTCCAACATTTCAAGTTCATTTTTCTTTAATATGTGTGTTAATTTAGCCATAATCCGTTATTTATTTAATGGTTTAAAATATTACTTAAAAATGCAGATTATTATATAAATAAAATGCAACACGCACCGAAGCACGCATTGCATATTAAATAATAGAAATTATTTTACTTTTTCTACTTCCCAAATTAATAGTTGATCATTACTAAAGCTTTTAGCTTTCCATTTATGTAATGATAGAAACAAATGTATATTCATATCCATTAAACTATTATTATAGAAAGTATTATATTTTCTAATATATTCTAACCTCTTTTGACTTTGTTTATGTGTATATGCTGAATTAATATTATTTATATAGATTTCTCTTAATTTTTCTATATTATTATTCCAATTGTAGAACTGGAGCTCCAGGTAATAAAACCTAAATAATATAAAACAGCTAATAATAAAAACAATACCTATAGAAAAACATGCATAATAGAAGTTTTCTTTTTGAGTAATTGTAATAGAATTTGGATCCTGGTCTATAATTGTAGAATTAGAGCCATTATCCAATGTAGCTATTTCTGGTATAATTATTATTAATAATGATGTTATTGTCAAAAGCGATATTAATATAAGTGTGTTCTTAAATATATTTTTCATTTTATTTTATTTATATGATTTTAAAAATTATTGCCGGTCCGATCACTATCTAAACCATTATAGGCCTCAACTATTGTTTCATTTCATTTGACGTGTGTAGGGAAGCACGATAAGTTAAAAAATACTACACAATGAAGAACGGCAAAAATAAAAGGGAGCAAATATTAAACTTACTCCCTATGAATTTAAATTAAAACTTATACTACTTTAGTATACTTAGATATTTCCTGAAATCCTCTACTATTTTCTTGAAGTTTAATATTAACCTCTTTATTTTGTAAAGTATTTAATATTTCAGCAAATTTATTAGCGAATTGAACTACTCTATCTTTGATAATTCTAACAGCTAAATATTTAACATTCTTAGCTATTTTAACAGGCTTATCTTCAATCATTATAGTTTCAAATTCAACTGTATAATATGTATCAGGCACAACAATTAAGGAATAACCCTCATCTAAAGAAGCATCAATTTCACGTTTTTTATCATATCTTAATTTAGCTGTTTGTTTCTTATCGTGATTAACACTTTGAGAAATAGCTAAATTATCAATATCAAAAAACTGTAATGTTGGTTCTTGTCCTGCTACATCAGACGCTGTATAAAATTCTTCAAGTACAGGTAAATCTCCATTTTCAAAATATTGTTGAAGATAACTATCTGTTCTTGAAAGATTATTAACAGCGTGTCTAACTCTTTCTAATGACCGTTTAAAATCAGGGTAACTACTAAAACGCAGAAAGTCTTTGATAGACATATCTGGGTTATACTTATGAGTCCAATTAATTTCTACGGTCTGATTACCTGATTTTGATAAACGACTTTCTGCAGATTTTAAAATATGAACTCCTTCTTTAGTTTCACTGATTTTAGGTGCATCACAAGCTAAACTTTTAGCACTTAAACTTTCGATAATTTTTAATGTATCCATTTTATTATATTTTATTAGTTAATACAATGCACAAAGAAGAACATATAGTCCAACTAAGGCATTGTATAATTAAAAATTAGTTTAATCGATATTTTAAATTAAGAAAAGGAAATCGTTTAGTTACTTTAAGATATTCTTCTACCTTATTAAGTAATTTAACATTTTTAACATAATCAGCACAAACATAATCATCATCAATAAAAATTCTTCTTTCCCAAATATCTAATCCATTTGGAATATCAAATTTTTCTTCAACTGATGTTACGAAGTTCCTGATGTTTTCTAATTCATCGATTGTAATACTGCTAAAACATTTCATAGTATAAAATTTTAAATTAATAAATTCAACCAATACCGAAGTATTGGTTGAAATTATCAAAAACCTACATCTTCTTGTTCATATTCATTGCAATTACATTTACTTTGAATAATTTGAACTTTTTCGTTATATTCTTTTATCCATTCTTTATATTTTCTGTATTTTCTAAATACATTTTTCATAATATTATAATGGTCATAATATTTAGAAAGTTTAATGGATTTATTATGTGTTTTGTGCCAATTTATAGAGTTCTTTATCTTACTTTCAAGATGTTTATCTATAACAGCATAAACAGAATATAATTTAAACACTTTATAATGTTTATTAGTTGATTTGACTTTTTTTACATACAAGTAATCTCTTGTATAACCAAAACACCAATAAACATCATTATTTAAAAGATGTTCAACCTGAAAAGGTTCATCTAAAATTCTAACTTTGTCTGTTCTTATCATAGCTTATAATTTATAAATTCAAAGAACAGCGAAGCAATCCTTTGAATTTATATAGTATTAGATTAATCATCTAATAGCTCATTGCTATCACTATTGTAACCACAATAGAATGATGCAATAAGTAAGATTAAACCTGCAGGTATTTCCCAAAGCAAATGATATTCCATATCATTAACCTATATTATGTCTTTTATAATATTCATCAGTATATCCTAAAGATATATCATCTTCAAAATATTCATCTTGATTATTACATAATGTTATGGAAACAAGATGCTTAATCATCTTAATAAATCCATAAACTCCTAAACCTAATACCGTACAGGTAACTACTAAAATAAATGTTTTCATAATATAATTTTTAAATTCAAGCAATACCGAAGTATTGCCTGAAATAAAATTATACACCATTTTGAGTAATGTATTCACAATTGCAAGATGAACATCTTAATTTCTCAAGAAATAATGCACTTTCCATTTCTTCTGGTAGTTCCACTGAAACTAAATCTGTAGCACAAATATGTTCATCTTTATGACTATTGCTATTGCAATGAGGACAAGAATAAGATGTTGAAATTTCAGTATCTCCATTCATTCCTAACCATTTCTTATCTTCTTCAAAAGATAAATGATGATTAAGAAATATATAAGAAATAATCTTTTCTCTATCTTTTTCTCTACTTTTATCAATATCTTTCAATATTGATTCAAGTTCATCAAGAATATTTGTCACTTCAGAAGGATTTAACCAACCCATTTGAATTAATGCATTAATATTATTAATGGTTTTATTAACCATTAAAATATCATCATTTAATCCTGAAATGCTTCGCTTGATTGTATCATAAGTCTTGTAATTCATAATATAAAATTTTAAGTTTAAATTCAACATACAATGAAGTATGCTGAATTACCTAATACTAATAAAGGATTTAGACAGAGCTATATTCTAACCTAAGAATTTAAATAGATAGTATTACTAAATTCAATGAACATCGAAGTACATTCATTTGTATTCCAAATGAATTAACATATGTTCACATCTTTCTTTCTCTACTTAACATAATGTATTGACATTGTCATTAATTTCTTATAACTTTGCTTTAGTTCGCAACATAGCTATCAGCTATCAACAACAAGACATAACACTAACCATTCATATCACACACATAGAGTCAATGAGAAGTCTGTTGTCTGTGTTAACAGAGTAATCAGAACTTTCATTACATATGTAATACTAATTGTATAATGAGTGCAGTTAGAGAGAGTATATCATACTCAATATACAATGAAGTAAACAAATGTATTTCATTTGTCCATTGTGTACTCACAATGTATACATCGTGCTAAGGGGGGGGTAGTTGAATGAAATGAAACGATAGGGGAGTAATATAATATAGTCCTCAGCTCCTTGTCTTACAAGTAAATTAGTGAATATGTTGATCAAACTGGTAAGATACAGAACATATGGTTCTGATGTTATTGATTGAGTCAATCCAGGCGAATACTTTTTTCTTTTGGGGTAAGTTGAGTTCTCTTATGATCCTGTTAAGGGCGTGGTTATATAGTTTGGTGGTGGGGAACTTATTGTTATTGTCTAAAGTAAGGGTAGTTGGTTTAGATGTATATGATTTAACGTGGGGGAGAACTTTGGTTGGATTATCTTTAGCTGTAGGTCTCATGTTTTCTGGATAGTATTTAATGGTTATGGTGCCATATACTACATTTGGTTTGTAGGAATTAGAGTAGGAGAGTTGATTAATAATATTCATTGTTAATAATTTTAAAGTAATCTTTTAAAGATAAGTGTTATATTTGGGTGTAATGATTCAAGAGATTTATATACCAACGTACAAGACAAAGATAAAAGTATTTAATAATAAAGAGACATTAAAAAGGTTATATCCAAAAGTAAAATTCAATATAGTAAAAGAGAGTGAAGCGTATTCATGTAAAGTAGGTGGAGAGTATTTAATGTATTTAAGTAGTCAAGATGTAAGTTTAATTACACACGAGTCATTACATATAAGCTGGTACATATTATCTGATCGAGATATAGAGAGTACATCGGCATCACATGAAGCTCAGGCATATCTGCTGGAGTATATTGTTAAATCTATAAATGAATTGAAATGGAACAAAGAAAAGTTAATATCGTAAGAATAGACTCGGAGACTATTATAGTAGATTACATATTATGTAAGAAGTATAATGGAGTTTACTGTCCAACGGAAAAAATTAAATTAGGTACTGAAAGGCAGGATGCTGTTTTTGATTTTATTAATAAAGAGCGAAAGAGGAAGGAAGAGAAATTATTGCGAGAAGCAGAAAATGCAGTAAATTTGTTATTGTATGAATTAAATTTTAAATATAAATTAAACTGATATGGGATCTAATTTAAATAAAAAAGCATATGCTGTTAAGCTGGCAGAGAGAATAAAGTCTACAATTAAATATTCAGAAGATGCTGAAAAGAATAGGGAGAAGGTAAGTAAGGAGAATGGTAAGCCAGCGTATAAATCTGAAAGAGGATGGTGGAAAAAGTAATTTCATTTATTGAAGGTAATTTACAGATGCTTGGAGATGCGTTTAATTTATTGCCTAAATATAAAAAGGAACAAGTCTTATATAGGTCAGAGATATGTAAAGACACTTGTTTAAAAGAAGGTAAGTGTGAGGTTTGTAATTGTAGTGTACCTGGTAAGCTGTATTCAACTGTTTCATGTAATAGGGGAGAGAAGTTTCCGGATTTAATGTCATTAGATAAATGGGAGCAATACAAGAAAGACAATAATATTTTTATCAAAGATGAGATTATTAATTCTGATTAGTATAGTGTTTATAGGTTGTTCTAAGTACCAGGTTGTTTCTGAGGTTAGGGTAAATATGTATCATATGCACAATCCAAAGACTAAAGATGCTGAGATCATAATAACAGAAGATAGTTTAGAGATAGGTAAATTTTATAGATTAAATTCCATTAATAAAATTGATATAGAAAAGTAAATGTATAATGAACTTATAGAAATAGATAAAGAAGGTAATGTATTAATACAGGATAACTCTATTATTTTAATGCCTAAATTATTTGAGGTATATAAACACAAGAGGATGGGGAGTGATATGGTTAGGTGGATAGTGTGTATAGCTGATTATAAATCTCCATATCGTAGATTACCGGAACAGGAGAGAATAAGAACGGTAACTTATAATATTTTCTCTAAATATAAACATTCATATTGTCAAGATGATATTGTTCTTGATGCTATAAGTGAATATAAGAAATTACAATATGATCCATTGGTAGATCAGTACAATGCTATGAGCGAACAAATGTATAAGGTTACACAGGTATATAGAGAAATGGTGCCTACACAAAGTAATCTTGAAGATTTAAATGATATTGCTATTAAGATGGAAAAGGCAGCATTAGCGAGAGATAAGATAAAAGCATTAATACTTAAAGACCAACAATCAGAAGCTAAGATATCGGGAACATCATCAGAGAATTTCTCTATGCTTGAAACTAAATTAAGGTTAGACGAAAATTGATTAAGGCAGATAAATATAGACCAGTAGTCTTTGATAAAAGCGCAAAGAAATTAATCAAAGGGTCTATAGATCATCATAATTATTGGAACGAACAAATAAGAAGATGCAAAGAGGGCTGGACGCCTACAGGTGGAACGTTTATGCCTGGAGCATATTATTTTTATTTAAATTTTTCTAAGATACACGCATATGATGAGAAAAGTGGAAGAAAGAAAATGCTACCTCCTTCTTATCGAGATCAAGACCACGAGTATTATACTGCAATACATGAAGCTAAAGAGGGTGGTTATGGTATAATAGTAGGTAAAGCAAGGCGTAAGGGGTTTTCATTTATGAATGCCAATATACTATTAGCTGAATGGAGTTTATATCCTGATAGTGAAACTGGTATAGGTGCTCAAATGGAACATTATGTACAAGATTTTAGAAAAAAGATGATGCTTTCCTATTATTCATTACCTACAGAAATGCGTAATCAGACATTGCATAATAATGAATTGTTATTACAGTCTGGATATAAAGAAAAGGAAGAAGGTCAATGGATTGAGAAAGGAACTAAAAGTATGATACATTTTAGGGTGATGGATAAGCCAGATGCTTTTCGTGGAACTACAATGACATATTGGGTATTGGAAGAAGCTGGAGAGTTTAAGAAATTAAAGAAAGCATATTACGCAAATGAAGAATGTTTTCGTGAAGGAGCAATACAGTTTGGTGTTCCTATAATTGGTGGAACTTCAAATCAGATAAGTAATGAGAGTGAAGATTTCATGGAGATGTATTATAATCCTGAAGAATATAATTTAAAGAAGATCTTTATTCCTGCAAACAAGGTATATCATGGATTTTTTGATTATAAAACTGGTATATCTGATACGGAAGGTGCTACTGAACACATAGAAGCAAGAGCTGCTGAAAAGAAAGCTTCAAGAGATAAAGCATTATATTATGCCTTTCGTCAAGAAATGCCTCTTAAAGAAGAGCATATGTTTCTTCAGGTAGGCACTACTCCATTTGATTTAGATAAGATAAATTTACAAAGAACAAATATTCTTACTAATAACAAATTAAAGGTAGTAAGAAAAGCTAATTTAAATTGGAAACAAAATAGTAAAGGTAAATACATATTAGGATCAAAGCCAGTTATTGAATACTCTTCAGATGGGGTATTTAAAATACTACATGAAAATTTAGATACTCATAAAAATGTACATGTATCTGCTGTAGATCCATATCACGTTGATGATTCATTGGAAAACACTATTGTAGATAGAGAGTCTAAAGGGTGTATGTGTGTGTATCGTAGATTTGTTAATATGGATATTCCTGGAGAATTGCCTATTGCAATGTACACAGATAGACCTTATTCAAAAGAAGAGTTTTATGAGAATTGTTTAAAATTAGCTGTATATTATCAATGTCAGATATTAGTAGAATATAATGATGATGCTTTTTTAAAGTATTTTATTAAAAACAATATGACAAGATACTTAAAAGAAAGACCAAGATCAGCTGATTCTCCTTATAGTCAGGTATCTAATAAATATGGTATTCATATGAAAACCTATCAAAAGTCTTTAGTAACTGAATTAGTGGATGAATATGTTAAAAAGAATTATGAAGATATCTATTTTATGAATTTATTAGAGGAAATGGCTGTATATGGTAAAAAAAATACAGATCAAGTAATGGCTTTTGGTATGGCTTTAATACATGACATGGACACTACAAGAATTGTAATTAATAAAGAAGAAGAAGAGGATGAAATTAAAGATTTTTATCCGCATTTTAAGAGAAACAATAATGGAAATATAGTTCCAGTTGTAAAAAATAATAATACTAACTTTCAAAATAGTAGGAAAAGTCCTACTTTTGATTATAATTTTGATGAGGAATGAATAACAGCGTAGAATTTCCCAGGCAAAATATTCCTGCTAAAGAGAAGACTGAAGAATGGGTATTAAATTGTGTAAATTCGATATTAAGTTATCAAGACACAGGAGATAGATACCGAAATGAAAAAGTAAAAGATCACGAGAATTATTTAATTGCTGAAGGCTATTTTGATACAAAGCAATTTGAATATGTTACTGACATGTATGGTATTACTGCACCAGCTCGTTTAGTAAACTATCCTATAATAATGCCTAAACTTGATTTATTAGTTGGTGAATTGGTTTCACAGCCATTGTCATTTACAGCTCATGTAGTCAATAGAAGCGCTATAAGGAGAAAAAATGAAAAGAAAATTCAAGTAGCTGCAGAATTTATACTAAGACCAATTAGAAGAAAAATTGAAGAAGTAACTGGTGTTGAATTTCAAGATGAAGATGTAGGATTAGAGATACCGGAAGATGTAAAAGCATTTCAAGAATACAAATTTCGTGATGCTAT